CTTATGCTCTAAATGGGGGTGTTACTTCTATAGCTGCTGGTTCAGGTATTTCAATTAACCAATCTACAGGTAATGTAACTATAACTAATACTGGGGGAGGTGGGGGTGCTACATTCCCTTATACAGGTTCAGCTATAATATCAGGTAGTTTAATAGTAACAGGTAACTTAGACACAACTCAAGGGGGAATAGATGCTATTAGAATAAAAGAAACATCTCTAACTAATGCAGGCCAATATGATAGAGGAGTAACCTTAGCAGATACTTGGTCATCTTCAGGTCCTACCTTAATAGCTGGTAGAGTAGTATATCTATCAGGAAGTGGTCAGTGGGCTGAGGCGGTGGCTAGTGCTATTGGTAGTAGTACTGGTGTTTTAGGAGTTGTTACAACAACTGCTAATCAAAATGATATAGTGTTGCATGGATTAGTTAGAGTTAGTCAAAGTTTAGCTGGTTTTACAAATGGTTCACCAGTATATTTAGCTACTTCTTCAAATGGTACAATTACTCAAACACCACCTTCAACTGTAGGACATGTCGCCAGGTATGTTGGTTATGTTATAGATTCAGGTAGCAGACAAGTATATTTTAACCCTGATTTCACTTGGATACAATTATAATATTATGGCGAAAATAAACGGGATAGAAGCTTCGGCGATAGCAGGTTTAGGGCAGATTGGTGTTGGGGGTAGTACCCCCGCACCAACTGTTTACCCAACAGGTGGTTTAATAGCAAACTCAGGTGCACCTAATAATAACACTTATGATGGTACAAATAGTACAATTTGGAGTTTAAATGGTGCAAGTGGTTCATCCCCAAGTTGGTTTGTTAGACCAAATTATGGTACAGGTGCTTCATCAGCAAGTGTGTGGACTAAAATTGTAGCTAATTCAAGTGCAGTTTATTGTTTATCTTCAAGTGGTGAATTATTTTCAGCAGGTACATCTTATGTTTATTCAGGCAGACCATCATCAGGTTTTGTAAATGGTAGATTAGATAAAATAACAGGTGTAACCCCTACTTCAAGTTGGACAGACATTACAATGACACAACTTGCTGCTATTGGTATTAATAATGGTTATATATGGGGTACAGGTGCCCCCAGTAATGGTGAATTTGGTTCAGGTAGTGCTGCTTATTCTGATTTTGGGACTTGGAGACAACTTTCAACTAATCAAGGATGGGTTAGAGTAGAAGCAGGTCAAACCCATACTTGTTTTATGTCAGGTTCTTCTAAAGCATCAGGTTCAGTATGGATATCAGGTAACAATGCAAGTGGTAGAACTGGTATGAATACTGCAACAGGTACCACTAATAATAGGGCTGAACCATTTGGTAAAACAGGTAGTATATGGACTGATATGAATGCTGGCCAATCTAATACTTACTTAGTATCAGGTGGCCAATTTTTTGGAACTGGTTTAAACTCAGGTTATCAATTAGGTGATGGTACAACTACCCAAAGAACTTCATTCGGTAACGCTATTTCAGTAGGTGGTTTTACAGTTGATAAAGTATTTAGTGGTGTCCAATTTGGTAAAGTTATCACAACTGAAAGTTTTGTATGTCATACAGGTAACCAAACCTATGTAAGGGGTGATAATTCAAATGCACAAATAACTACTTGGACTCGATTACATACAGCCTCAGCTGAATTTTCATCCAGTTGGTCAGCATTTTATTACCCAAAGTTTGTTAACAATAATATAGGCTTAATTGGGGTATGTAATAACAGACCTTATTATTTACAACCGGGTGCATTTAATTATATAGCAGTATTCCCTGTATCAAATCAACCATACCAAAGTGCTTCATACTTTAGAGGCCCATCCACTAATACAATTTGGACTCCATTCTTTAGTGGAAGTTATGGTAGTAATTTAAATATTACAGCCAGTACAGCAGCATTTGCAAATTATAATAGTGATACAAGTACTGGATTATATTCACTTTGGATGTATTTAAAACCTGAATGATATGCATTACGTAAAATTAAACTCAATAGACGATTTAAAGCAGGTATGGTTAGACCCTGCATTACCTCATTTTTCAATGAACTTTAATGAATCAACATTAGAAGAATGTCAAATTATAAATGGTTCAATATACGCAACTTATGAACCAATGGTATTTAATGAACCCTGCAGTTGGAATACAATGAATGGAGTAGTTAGTGTACCTGCTGGTATTTATTTTGTTCATCCTAATTTTGAAGAATTTTAATCATTAGATTGGCCTCACCTAAATATTTTTTTAACTTCAAACTAAATGTTTTGGTTAATAGAAACAGAAGAGAAGTTAAGAGAGTTTAGGGAGAAAAAGTTTAAGAAAGTATTTGTAGAGATAGTTTCCTTAAATAATAAGATCCATCCTACACAAAATGATATTTCTTGTATCTATATTAGAGAGATAAATGATAATAAAGGATATATAGTATCTATCAACCACTCCGAATCTCTTCCTATATATATACAATATATTTACCAAACACTCCAGGAATTTGAGGAGATATTTGTTAGAGATAAGAAGGAATTCCTACATTACTTTCTATTAAAGCAAGTTAGTGATTTGTACTTTATATCACCCTTTGATATACAAATTCAACTTCCTATTTATGACCATTTTTACAAACAATATTCTAACATAGGTAATATAAACTCAATCATCCCTATAGTTAAACATTATGAATATTGTGAGCTAATATTTTCCCAGGTAAAACATATTTTTAATCTTGAGAAACCATCATACTTTGAATTTTATAATAATAAAGCTACTTCAGTATTTTGGTGGATTGAACAAGAAGGTATTAAAGTAGATCCTATTTTATTTAAGGAACATTTTGGAATTGAGACAGATAAAACATTTACTCAATTTAATCTTAAAACTACTACAACCCGTCCTTCAAATAGTTTTAATAATATTAACTATGTTGCCTTAGATAAAAAATCAGGTTGTAGAGACGCGTTTATAGCAGAAAATGATTTTCTATTAGAAATAGACATTAGTGCTTATCATCCTACTATTATAGCTCAAATGGTTGGGTATAAATTTGAACATGATGATATTCACCAATCATTTGCTGAGATGTATGGGGTTGATTATCAAACTTCTAAAGAACTTACATTTAAACAATTGTATGGTGGTGTATTTGAAGAATATAAAGAATTAGATTACTTTAAAAAAGTAGACCAATATTTAGAAGACTTAAATTCTAAAGAAGAAGTAGTTTGCAAATCAGGATATATTTTTAAAACTAAAGAGTTAAAAAAACAAAAACTACTCAATTATATTCTCCAAAATACAGAAACATATTATAATATTCTTATTTTAGAAGAAATAATAAAAATTATTAAAAGTAAGAATACTAAAATAATTCATTATACTTACGATTCCTTTTTATTTGATGTAGATAAAACCGAAAAAGATACAATTGAGACTATACTAAAGGTTTTTGATATTTATGATTTTAAGGTAAAAATGTCTTGGGGGGTCAGATACGGTTCTCTAAAGTCTGTGTGATATGTATACCCCGGATATTAATCACACATTTCCCTAGATCAAGATTAGAAACTAAATGAATAATAAACTATTTTGCACTTTTACTACGTTGGAGGGTTTGGATGGCCTAGTGCAAGAAATACAATATAATTATGATATACTTTACAATAAAATTTTTATTTTATATGTAAAAAGTAACGATGAGTATGTTTGTACATACAACGTTGATCCCACCAGTATGAATAATGTATTACCTAATACTATACTGGTTCATAGAAAGAAAGAATCTAATACGCTTTATACAATAAATGCGCTAAATGAGTTAATAAAGCGATTAAATGGAGGAGTTGTTGATATTTATTATAAAGTGAATTGGCAACATTATAAGAACACTATATTGTTGACTCAACATAATGAATTAAAACAACTAAAAACTAAAATACACCAAATAATAGAACTTTAATTATGGAAGAATTAATTCGGTTTAAGAAATTCCTTATGGAAGGAATGAAAAATGATTATCTTGCTCAAGAAAATATAGATGAAGGAGAAGATAAAGATGTAGAAAAAGTAGCTAAACTTTTCCTTGAAGAAGGAGATGATGATTATATGGAAGAAGCTATGACTGATGAAGAAGTCAATGAATCTTTCTTAGATGAAATGGCTCGTACATCAAACACTTTTATGTTAGCTAAAGATGCTAGTACAGCTGATATTAGATCTTTCATGGGTAAAGTTAACAACCTCCTCAAAACCTATAAATCACCAGGTCAGAAAAAGCCAAAGAGCAGATTTACTCCTGAGGATATGGATAGGTTGGTTGATGTCTTAAAAAAAGCAAACTTTACTTCTAAAGAAGTATTAGATGCTATTGAAGGGTGGAATAACTCAGCCCAAGCTAATACCTTTCTTAAAGTTCTCCAAGATAAAGGATATATATTAATTACCTCAGAATTAAAGAAATTTAGTAAACCTGAAAGAGATCCTAATGCCCCTGAAACCAGAGGTAGAAAAAAGAAAGTAAAAGATGAGGATGGAGAAGATGATAAGAAAAAAGATAAAGAACCTACAGATGCTCAAATCAAAAAAGCAGCTAAAAAAGCTGGTTTAGATGAAAATGATAGATTCTTAAATGAATTTTTAAAAAAAAACCTTTTAAGTGAAATTCAATCTGAAGAAGAAGTTGCTAATTTATTAGATGATTTCTATCAAGAAAGAATAAACACTTACCCAAATGTTGAAACATTTGCTGATGAAGTAAGAACAGCTTTAGATGCTCTTACTATGAAATACAGCAATGATGTTGATATGTAAGTAAAAATAAATATAAAAAAGAAGGCCAACTTAGTTTGGCCTTTTTTGTTCTATATCTTATATTTAAAGGAAAAAAGTTATATCATGGATTTAAATGCAATTAGAAGTAAGTTGAATTCCCTTCAACAACAACAAACTAAGGGAAGTGGAACTGACAAGAATCTATTTTGGAAGCCAAGTGTTGGCAAACAAGTAGTTCGAATTGTTCCAAGTAAGTTTAATAAATCTAATCCCTTTAGTGAGGTATATTTTCACTATGGAATTGGAGCTCGTACAATTTTGTCTCCTATCAATTATGGAGAAAAAGATCCAATTGTAGAATTTGCTAAACAACTTCGTCAAACAAGTGACAAAGAAAATTGGCGGTTGGCTAAAAAATTGGATCCTAAAATGAGAGTATTTGTACCTGTTATTGTTCGAGGTGAAGAACATGAAGGTGTAAAATTGTGGCAATTTGGTAAGGCTTTGTATCTTGAAATGTTGAGTATGGCAGATGATGATGATATTGGTGATTACACTGATATCATGTCTGGTCGTGATATTACTGTAGATACAATTGGCCCTGAATCAACAGGCACTGCTTATAATAAATCATCAGTTAGAGTTCGTACTAAACAGACTCCACTTTCTGAAAGTAAAGCAGAAATTGAGAAGTGGTTGGATGAACAAAAGAATCCAATTGATTTGTTTAAAAAGCATACGTTTGATGAAATTAAAGGTTTCCTTCAA